ACAAAAGCTTATTATTAACATTCCACCGCGTACTCTAAAAACGTTTATGGCTAGTGTGTCTTTTCCTGCGTGGGGTTTGGGACGCGATCCGTCTACAAAGTTTATGCTTACATCGTTTAAATCTAACCTTGCCAAGCGCATGACACGTCAGACCAAAGGCATAATGTCTTCGCCTTGGTACAATGATCTTTTTCCTAAAACGCAAATATCAAATGAGCAAAATGAAAAGCATTATTTTGAAACAACAAGTCGAGGGCATTATTATTCTGCGGCCATGTCATCCGTAACAGGTGAAGGTTGTGACATTCAAATTTGTGATGATCCGCTAAATCCAGAAGAAGCAGCAAGCACAGTGCAAAGACAAAATGCTATCGATACAATTCGCGGAACTCTGTTCTCACGCTTTAACGACCCGCGAACCGGGCGCTTTATCTTAATTATGCAGCGTTTGCATGAGGATGATCCGACGGGCGATCTTTTAAAAGATGAGGGGTGGGAACACTTAAAACTACCCGCTGTTGCACAGAATAAAACGTATTCCTACGCTTTGCGAAATAATGAATGGACGCTTGAAAAGGGAGAGCTTTTGTTTCCTGAGCGCTTTACAGAAGAAGTTTTAGCGGAAAAAGCTGTTGATCTTGGGCCATATAACTATGCTGGCCAGTATTTGCAGGAGCCTGCGCCTCTTGAAGGTGGAGAGATTAAGAAGGATTATATAAATTTTTATTCCGTGCGTGACTTTGATGCGTCAAAAAGCAATGTGTGCATCGTTGTTGACCCGGCCAAAGGCGATGAGAACGCTATTAAAAACGACCATGATTATACGGCCATGGCGGTTTGGGCGTTAGCGCCTGACCAGAATTATTATTTGCTTGACGGCGTTAAAGAGCGTTTGAATCCTACGGAACGCATAGAGAAACTGTTTGAGTTGCATCGCAAGTGGAATGAAAAAACAGGTAAACCGCCGCGTGTTGGATATGAAGACATTGGCATGCAGGCCGATATGCACTTTATTAAGAAAAAAATGGAGTATGAAAGCTATCGTTTCTCTATAACGCCATTGCCGCCAAAGGGTCAAAAAAGATTATCTAAAGTGCAAAAGATTAGGCGATTAATTCCTGAGATGCAGCGTCACAGGATTTGGCTTCCCAATGATATATGGTATAAAGATCATAGAGGGTTGCAGCAAAACTTTATGAATGATATAATCGAGACGGAAATGCTGCTTTTCCCGTTTGCTCCGCATGACGATTTCATTGATGCAATGTCTATGGTTTTTGATATGGGTATGTCTTTTCCTAAAATGGGTAGCCAACAAAGGAGCGATGGTCTTGGGTGGTTTGATGAGCCAGAAAGTGTGTTTGATATATGAAGTCAAAAAAAGAAATTCTCAAGCAGTTTAAAAAACATTGCAAGATATCGAAGTCGGCTTTGGGAAGGCAGTACAAGCACTTTGATGAATGTCAGGCTTTTTATTCTGGCGATTATATGGCGTATCGTGATGATTATCGTTTTGGCCGTGGCGTTACATCCCGCATTAAAGAGGTTCAATTTAACCGCGTTAAACCGTACGTAAATTCAATCGTTGGCTTTATGGCGCAGCAGCGTCGCAAGCCTGATTATCAAGCGGTTATTCAAGAAAATGACGTGCAGGTTGCTTATAGCGAGTACATCAACGGATATTCTGATTATATACGAGAGAACGCAAATGCCGATCAAATGGAAACGGCGCAAGATAAAGATATGCTTATCGGTGGCGTTGGTGTCACTGACACGGCAATCACATTAAAGGATGGCAATCCTAGCCGCGATCCAAATGGCGAAATTATTATTGAGCGCGTTAATCCAAAAGAGGTCGGTTGGGATCCTAACGCTGTGCATCCAAACCTGTTAGACTCTCGCTGGGCGTATCGTGTTAAGGATTATGATCTTGACGATGCTATAGACCTTTTTGATGCAAATGAAGAAGATTTTGAATTTGTAAATCAAGATGATTATGACGATGCGGATTATCAGTTTAACCCATATGGCGGAATACAAGATAAGATCGGATTTGAATATTCCGATGCCAATCGTGAGATGATTCGTGTTTACTTTTATCAGTGGTGCGAAACAGAAAGCTATTACCGCATTGAAAACCCTATTTTTGCCATTGATAATATTGAAAGCGCACGAGAGCTTGCTTTTGCCTTGAGTCAGGTTGAACAGGATAAAGATGACGAATTGTTTATGTTTAAACCTGATGCTGAAACATTAACCATTACAAAAGAAAACCGCACTCAGGTTAAAGAAATCTTTGAAATGTTTGGGATTCCTTTTAAGCCAGTGAATGAAAAGCGTAAGGTTTTTTATAGCGCCGTGATTAGCGGTGATAAATGTTTCTCAGCATATAAGTCAGTGTCACAGCAGGGTTTTAGTTTGAAGTTTAAGACTGGCGACCGCGACGAAACAAGCAAGATTTGGACGGGTATCGTGGCCTCTCTGCGTGACCCGCAGAGATATTACAACAAGTCATTGACTGAGCTTATGCTTATTATCGCGTCTAATTCACGCGGCGGTATTATTCACGAGGCCGGCGCTATTGATGATATTCAATCTTTTGAGCGTAACTGGGCGCGGCATAATGCGCGTGTCGAGGTTGCGGAAGGCGCTCTTTCTGGTGGCAAGATACAGCCAAAAGCAACCCCACAGCAGCCTACGGGGTATGAAAATATCCTTGGCTTATCAAGTGATGCACTTTCGCAAGTTACTGGCATTGATGAAAGCTTTTTTGGCGCTATTGGTAGCGGCAACGAAACGGCTATGCTGCAGCGCCAGCGCATTAAGCAGGCAAGCACTATTCTTGTTGTTTATATGGATTCCATTCTGCTTTATACTAAAGAGCAAGCACGTTTGATGATGTCGTTTATTCGTCTTCTAGCGGAAAGCATGGGCGGCTCACTCTTTAGAACGCAAGACGATGATGGCAACACAATTTTTGAGCGCATTTCAACTGATTTTATTGTCGATGAGTATGACATTCGCATTGGTGAAGCCCCGGACACGCCTACACAGCAAGAATATTATACGCAAACTCTCATTCAAATGGGGCAGTCTATGCAAGCGATTGGCGATCCAAAATATACGCAAATGTATGCGGCTGCTATTGCGCAAATGCCATTTGGTGAGCGTGAAAAGAACAAGATTATTAATATTCTTAGCGGTGAGCAGCAGTATAGCGAGCAACAGTTGCAGCAGATACTCGCGCCATTGCAGCAACAGCTTGAAGCCATGCAATCAAATCAGGCGCAGCTTCAAATGGCAAGTGTTCAAGCTAACATTGAGAAGACAGCGGCGGAAACAGCAGACAAATTAGCTGAGGTGCGCAAGAAAGAAGCGCAAACAGAAGAGATAGTTGAAATCATAGAGCAAAAGTCTCTTGAGAACGACTTAATGGCTTTGAAGGGGCCAGAAGATGTAAACGTCACTATATAAGGAGAGAGCAAAATGACAGAAGCATTAGAAAAAGAAGTAGCAGAAATGGAAGCGGCAGAGGTTGCGGAAGCACAGCAAGAGCAACCGCAAGAGGTTGACAATGAAGTTGCACAAGACTCAGGGAACGAAGAGGTTTTGCAAGCAGAAGAGGTCAAAGAGGAAGCGGACACCGTTGTGGAAGCTCAGGAAGAAGTTTCTGAAGAAGAGGCCGAGCGAAAGCGTCAAGAGTACCATGAGCGCGTAAAAGCACGGCAGCAAAAGCGTGAGCAAGAGGTAGCGCAACCAGTCGCCAAAACTCCCGCCCTAGAAAAGAGTGAAATACAAGACGATAACAAACAGTTGCTTGAAGAGCTTATGCGTGAAAAGCAGCAGCGTGACCTTGAAAACCGCATTTCGGCGGCTGGCAACGAATTAAAAGTTTTGGAAAATGATTTTAAAACGGCATACACGGATTATGACGATATTGTTAATGACGCATTAGAGCTTTCTAAAATTCGTTTAATGTCGCAGGGCATGAGCGAGGGCAATGCAATATCAACCCTTGAGCGTGAGAAAATTTTACTTGCTGACAGTGCTGCGTCTAAAAACCTAGACCCTGTGGAGGCTGTTTACAATGAGGCAAAAGAGATTTTGTCTGTATTTGATAAGTTTGCCGAGATGAAGGGCTATAAAAAAGTTGATGGTGCGCCAAAAACAAACCTGCAGGCTATTCGTGAGATTAACAAGCCCAATGCTATGTCCGGCGGTGCTGGAAAAGGTGCGGCAGCGGCTAACCCATCATTTGATGAGATGGAAGATTTAAACGATATTAACAACATGACAATAGGAGATTTGTTAAATGAAAACCGGTAAAAAAGCATGTGCAAAGCCCAAAGCAAAAAAACCAGTCGTTAAGAATAAAAAAGACTCAGAGCGTTATTCACAGAAACTAAAAAAATAATTTACACTTTGCTTTCCATTGTGGTAAAGTGATAATGCACTATGGTTGGTGCAGCGCCTTTATGTGTTCGCACACTTTAAAATGCAGGGGTCGCGCCTTTATACGCAGAGGTTTCCGGTTTCCTTTTCAAAACTGAGGTCTTCCAAGCTTTAAATTGGTGTTGGGCGGTTAATTTAATTTAACTGTAATGAGGTAATTCATGTCTACTACTACTATGTCCTCATCCAATAATTCTGCCGTTGCAAAGTGGAGAAAGAAAACTTGGATCGAGACAATTCAACAAACTGCATTCGGTCATATGGCGCAAATTGGCGCTGTTTATGATGCGTCTGACGATTTCCGTGGCTTAAATGGTCGCGGCGATAACATCACTTTCGACTATGTTGGCAAGCTTACGGGTGTGCCTCTAGGCGAAGGTTCAACCGCTTTTGGTAATGAAGAGGCTTTGGACACTGGCACACATACAATGTCAATTAATTTGACACGTATCCCAGTATCTAACCCGAACACAGGTTCCATTGAGCAACAGCGCACAAACATTGACTTTAACGATGTTACACTACTTAATTTAGGTAGCCGTGCAGCCGAGCTTTTCGACACTTCTGTGTTCTCGCATCTTGCAGGTGTAAACCAAACATCCTTTACTGTTAATGGTACAACCTACACAGGTTCTAACCGCTTGCAGGTTCAGGGTCACAACGCACCAACAGCACCAACTAGCAATCGCATTATTCGTGCGGGAAGCCAGTCCAACGATGAGTCACTTACAACAAGCGACACATTTAGCATGGACTTGCTTGATATTGCTGTTGAAACAATCACTGCAAACGATCAACCTATTGATCCTTGTTCTGATGGTTACTATCACTTATATCTGCACCCTTATCAGGTTGTAGATCTCAAGCAAGATAGTGCTGGCAAGATTCAGTGGTACGCAAATAACCTTGCTCGTGAGCAAGGTGGCAAAGAAAGCTTCTTAATGCTTCCATACTACACAAACAAGCCTGTGCCTGTTGGTGAGTACGGTCGCGTAAAAATTTATGAAGCTCCTCGCGTTCCTGAAGGTCAATCAAGCGCTGATAACTCTGTTGTTGCAACAGCACGTCGTGCAGTTATGGTTGGTCGTGATGCCGTTAGTTTCGCTTCCCCAGTGGGTGGCCTTGGCGCTAGTGATACAGGCGTACCATTTGACGCGTATGTTCAACTGTCTGACTTTGACTATGTTAAGGCGATTGACTTCCGTTCAATCTACGGTGTTAAGAAGATGTCACCTGATAACGCTCAGGACATTGGTGCTTTTGTTATTTCAACTTACGCAGCAGCGCATTCATAAGGAGAAGATAAAATGACTACACCTACAATCGTACCTACAGGCTTTGCCAACGATAGCACAGACTTTTTAAAGACAGTCCGTGATACTTTTGGCGCAGCCCGTGTAGTAACTGGAACAGCGTCCGTAACAAGCGGCACAGCGGCAGACGCATTTGTTGGCTTAGTACCTTTTAATAAAGGTGCAACATTTAAGCTAGACAGCGCATCTGTTCACTGTGGCAACTTTGGTGCAGGATCAACAACTGTGAATGTTGGTATTATTTACGACGACAATGCTACATACACAAACGACCCGGATGCCTTCGCCTCTGCGTCTACAGCTCCTCAATCTGGTGGTTTTGTAACCATCGATGAAATTGAAGGTCTGACGCTTGAGACTGAAGCAAATGGATGGCTGGCTGTTCAACTTAAAACTGCGGCGGCCGATGCTACTGCAGACGTAACTTTTAGTGTTATTGTAAAATATGACTAGAAGTGATGCCAATCATGCTGCGACCCTCTTGGAGACGCTCTCTTTTCTGGGAGGGTCGCACTGATGGCAACTCTTGCACAAATAAGAACTCGCATTTCACGAAAATTAAAAGATCCTAACAATACAGGTATTTCAACATCTGAAGTTGATGAAGAAATTAATCGCGCTATTCGTCACTATTCAAATGAGCGTTTTTGGTTTAATGAAAAGCAATCTGATATTACGTTGACAAGCGGCAGTCAAGTTATACCTAGCATTCCTAGTGACACTATATCTGTTTTAAAAGTTAATGGAATTATGCTAATCGACGATCAGGTTAAGATTACATTGCAACATCTTTTACCTGATGAGTTTTTTCGTAGGGACGACGACCAAACTGGTCGCCCTTATTTTTATACATATAGAAACAATGAATATATTGTTCTTCCAACGCCGAACGAAAATTATCCGATAAAGTTTAGGTATTTAGAGCAATATGCTGAATTAGTAAATGATAGTGATACAAATGACTTTACTGATAACGCACAAGATTTAATAATGTTGCATGCACTTAAAAATTTATATGCGGAAGATAAAGACGATCCGCAATATGGTGCAACATATGCAGAATTAGAGCGTAATGAATACAACGCTTTAATGAAACGGACAGAAGATCGTTTAGGCACGGGCTTCTTTCAAACAACCCCAATTTTAGGATATAGCTATATATAGGAGAAAAAATTATGTTATTACCCGGCGATATTAAACGATACATTCAAGGCCAAGTAACGGCTAATGGTACAAGTGAAGTTACAATTACAGTGCCAAACATTGAGGCGACAAGTGTTGTTGTTGTTTCTTTAAACACAGTGGGCGGTACTCCAGCGGGTGCGCCTTACGTTTCTACAAAGAACGTGTCTACAAATACAATCGGCATTAAAGCAGCGGCAGGTGATACTTCCGTTTATGACGTTTTGGTGTTTGTATAAATGGAGCTAGTATCTACAGAGATCGATGGAACCTATAACTATTGCCCCAAAAGAAACGCATATGTTAAGGTTAATACAAAAGGGGACGAAGTGGGCGTTTTACCCGCCGATTTTGTTCCTGATCCTGTAAAGCTTTGGTCTTCTAAGGCTATTGCTGCTGGCTTTGTTGAAGAAGATGGCACAATTAATTATAATGACGATAGAGTATTAATGTTAAAACCAACGCAGACAGTGTTTAAGATATGGGAGCATAAGAATGCCAACGCTAACGCCTAATTATTCTTTTAACCTTCCGCTTGTAAATAATGCTACTGACGCAGATTTATGGGGTGGCTTTCTTAATGCAAACTGGTCAAGTTTGGATAATGATTTAACACTAAGAACATCGTCTCAAAACTCTAGTTTTTCTGTGACGTCTAATGATTTTAATGTTACGTATATTGTGGATGCGACATCTGTAGCCATTACCGCTACTCTTCCTGCAACTATTCCCTTTAGTGGTTTTGTGGTTCGTTTTAAGGCTGAAAATGTTGATAATACAATAACCATTGACGGTAATGGCCAGACCATTGATGGTAATGCTACGAAAATAATTAATCAGGTAAATGAAAGCATAGAAATTGTTTCTGATGGTACAAACTGGAGGGTTTTAGGAACTGCTCCTACTCCTGTCTCTACAGAAAGTGTTTTTGGTACAGTTGAGAAGGCAACCAGCACAGAATCTTTTAACGAGACAACAGATAAAAACATTACAGCAGATAATGCGTTAAGACTTCCCAATACGTGTGTTGCCTATGGTCAGATAGATACTACTTCTGGGAGCGCCGTACTTTCTGGAGGATACAACACCACCAGCGCAAGTAGAACAGCAACGGGATTAACTACAATTACCATTAATAAAGCAATGGCGAATACAAACTATACAATTTTACTTACATCAAATTCTGTTACTGGTAACTCTCCTCACGATGTTGTTGTGAATCCAGCAGTATCAAAAACAACAACCGCTTTCGGAGTCAGGATGCTTGAAGACACTGGCGCAGCAACAAATAATATTGATGGCGTATTTTATTTCATGGTATTTGGCGAAATTGCATAAGGGGGGCTTATGCCTACAACACTTGACCCTATTCAAATTGTTCCCGGCGTTGAGCCTGTAACTGACAAGCCTATAGCAACAACTCAACATTATACTTTTACGAAACATATACGTTTTGTAGACGGTTTTCCTGAGAAAATTGGCGGCTGGGAGTCTCTTACTTTTGATGATAGCAAAACTATAAATGGATGCGTCCGGTCAATATTTTCATATAAGTTAAGCGGGTTAAGCCGTTATTTGTTAGGATCAAACACTAAGTTATATGATATTTTTGGAAGTGAGCTTACAAATATAACGCCTTTAGACACGTCAACTATAGCCATTGCTAATTCATTAGATACGTTTCATGGCACGTTAGGATCAAGTCCTATTGATAGCGTATCTGGCTCGGCAACTTTAACTATTAATGACACGGGACACAAACTTGTTGCGGGTGACACTGTCACATTGTCGGGCGCTACGGCTGTAAACGGCGTTCCTGCTGTAGAGATAAATAAAACACAATTCATTCGCTCAACAACAGCAAACAGCTACACAATTATTGTTGATACAGACGCAACGTCAACCGGATCAGGAGGCGGCGGCTCTGTTGTTCGTGCTTCTGGGGTTGTTCAAGTTAATGCAACATCTCATGGTCGCGCTAATGGTGACAGGGTAAAAATTGCTGGGGCTGTTGCGTTTGGTGGTATTACTGCGGCGCAAATCAATTTAGAGTTTATTATTAGAAACGTGCAAACAAATAGCTTTGATGTTTTTACCGCTGGCACGTCCACCAGTGCAGTTACAGCAGGCGGTGGGGCTGGAACAACATACCAGAATGAAATTGTTACGGGGCCAAAAGATACGGTTATTGGTCAGGGTTATGGTTTAGGCTTATATGGTGTTGGTCTTTACGGCGTTTCCAAGTCATCCGTTGAAACGCTTCCACCCCGTATTTGGTCGCATGATCGTTTTGGCGATTTAACTTTAAGCGCATATAACGCGCAGTCATACATTTATCAGTGGGATGGCTTACGTTCTCAAGCTCCTGTTAAGGTTGCTAATTCACCACCTGCCAATTATATGTTTGTTTCTAATAACATTGTTGTTTCCCTTGGTTACGACACGGCAAGCGCAACTGCTGTTGATAACGGTATATCATGGAGCGATCAAGGTGGTTTAACAAACTGGACAACTGGACAATCAGGAAGTGATATTATTGAAGGCGCAGGAAAGTTTATATCGCACGCGCAGGCACGTAATGAAAACCTTTTATTCACGGAAAATCAAACATATTTATTCCGTTATATCGGCGGTCAATTTATTTGGCAGACATCCTTACTTGACGCTTCTGTTGGTTTGATTGGTCAAAATGCGCGTGCTGCGGCCTCTGGAACGATATATTGGATGGCAAATAATAACTTTTTTATGTATCGTGGTGGCAATGTTGAGGTTATTCCATCAAATACAAGTGAAGAAAGCACTATTCTCCGTTATGTGTTTCAAGATATAAATTTTGGACAGAAAGAAAAAGTTTTTGCTTGGTATAATCAAGAATTTCGGGAAATCTGGTGGCATTACCCCAGCGCTGCTGAAAATGAGCCTAACCGCATCGCACGGTTAAACATAGACACATATGTGTGGACGGTTGATGAGCTTACTAGAACCGCTGCAGAATATCCTAGTGTCATAACGCAAACACCTTATCTTGTAGACGACACAGTTAAAGTTTATCTGCATGAAAATGGCGTTAATGATGAAAATTCTGGCATGAGTTGGAATTTGTCTGGGCCGCTTATATATGGTGGAACAGACACGGTTCAACACTCTGCATTTATCCCAGACCAGAACATGAGTGGAAGCTTAAATGTTAATTTAAAAGTAAAAGATTATCCTAGCAGCGCAAACATAGTTGATAGAAACTATACGGTCACTGCAACAACTGATCGTGTTGCTACTGAAATAAATGGCCGTTATTGGCAATATATCTTGTCTGGTAACACTGTTGACCAAGATATTGAGCTTGGCCAGTGGTATCAGGAAGTCAAGCGGAGTAGTCCTAAATAATGAGAGATAAATATAAGATAATTGCTGAGCAAAAACTAACTGAATCAAGCAAAATAAAAGATGTAGTTAAGGCTATTAATGAATTAAAAAATTTTTCAAGATCGGCCGCGCGTGCGCGTGAGTTTGATATACAAGACTTTGATAATCAAATAGCCGCAAATCCAGTTATATTTTCAAACACACCGACAAGCTCAAGCGATCTTATAGGAACAGAAAAAGTTGGAGACATAGCGGTTGATACAAGTTTTTTATATGTGGTTGTAGACAACGCAGGGACATTACAATGGCAGAGAGTAGCGATAAGTACCTTTTAAGGGCTTTTAAGTCGAGTGATTATGATGAATATGCAAGCTGGTGGGAGAAATCAGGTAATAACCCTCCTCCAATTAGCAGCATACCTTTAATGGGTTTGGTTGTTGGTGACATGAAAGCCGTCGGTTTTTTGGTTATGACAGA